CGCACTCAATACCGACCTCTGCATCGAATATGCCAACAAGGTCACCGGCGACATCCAGGCGGCTTTCTCTATCAACTCCGAGCGCACCATCATCAACAACAACTATTTTGTCGAAAAGGGCTTTATCGGCGAGCTGCTGAAGCGCAAGGGCTTCGATATGAAAAACGTGGACACGCGCCACAACAACATCATCACCAAGGGACGCTCGAAGCTCTACCAGATCAACCTCACCGACCGCTACTATACCGAGGTCACTCCCGACAACCCCGACTGGCACCCCTCCTGGGACCGCTTCAGCCGGGAATACTGCCTCCGCAAGGTCGAGGACTACAGCCACGACCTCGCCACTCTCTCCAACGAATACTACAACACACCTGTCAAGGTGGGCCGCCTCTTCAAGCCTGAGCACATACGCTGGGTTAAGCACGCACCGCTCTCCTCTTACGACCTGGTGCTCGATTTCTGGGACTTCTCCTACACCCGCACCGGCGACACCAAGGCTATGGCTCGCATCGGCGCTCGCGGCAACAAGCTCACCCTCATCGGTCTCTTCTGCCGACGCTGCGACATCGAGGCAGCCCTGCAGGAACACTTCACCGGCTCCCTCGACGCCGCCCGCCGCAATGCCTCCTATGTCGCCTACTACGACGCCAACGTCGCACAGCAGGCCATCTACGAGCCTGTGCTGGCAGAGGCGGCGGCACGCTACCACTCGGCCTACATCCCGGTGCCTACCCACAACACCACCGACAAGTACATCAAGATCTCCACCATCATCGGCGCCTCCCTCTTCAACGGCACCCTCTTCTTCGACGAGGCTGTAAAGAATAACCCCGACTGGGACGAGGCGGCTTTCCAGTTCTTCGGCTTCGAGAAGGGCTCGCGCATCAACGACGACTGGCCCGACGCGCTCGCCGAGGCTATCGGCCTCGCCAAACAGCACATCGTCGATATCTCCCCGCAGTTCAAGCCGGTGATCGCCAAACGTAAACGCAGCAAGTATTAACCAGGCAGCCGTGCTCGGCTGCCACAAAAAAACCTAACCCCATGAACAGTTTCCTCTCTAAAGAAGAGCTCAAGACGGTGGCCGCTATGCCCACCATCGACAAAATCACCAACGGCAACCCCTTCGTCGTCGAGCAGATCATCGACGAGTCCATATCCATCATGCGCTCGCTCCTCTCTCGCCACTACGACACCGACGCCATCTTCTCGGCCACCGGCAACGCACGCCACCTCACCATCCTCAAATACCTGAAGGATATCGTCATCTTCGAGATCTACGACCGCCTCACCCGCGAGGAAAACGACGTCGCACGACGCCGCTACGACACGGCTATGCAGTGGCTCAACGACCTCAACGCCGGCACCCTCGCCGACTCCACCCTCCCGCCGGCCGTAACCCCAGAAGGCCAGGAGGCCTCCTCCGGCGACGTCCGCTTCGGCTCCAACACCCAGTACCAGTCCCGCTACTGACACCCCCAGGCAGCCGCGCTCGGCTGCCGCCCATTAAACCCATAAAACCCATTAACCCCATTCTGCCCGACCGCAGGGAGCGGCTTTGAGCACCACTGAATAAATTTAATATAGCGAAAAACCCCATTAACCCCATATCACAATGAGCAAAAAGAACAAAAAACCCGAGTTTATCCCCAAGGCCGACAACCAGCCTCAGGACCGGCACATCACAATCGACTATTTCCATCTCTACGAAAATCTCCTCCGCAAGGAGATCGACGACTGGATCAACGCGCGCACTGCCCGTCGCGACCCCTTCCGCCCCATCACCTACTACCAGCAGCAGCTCTACAAGGATGCTCTCCTCGACAACCACCTGGCGGGCGCTATCGACACGCAGCGCATCCTCCCCATCGTCAACAAGGAGTTTATCATCCGCGACGCCAACGGCAAAACCGACGAGCAGCGCTCCCTCCTCATCCAGGGCAAGTGGTTCCGCGACATCCTCCGCCAGGCGCTCCTCTCTATCTTCTACGGCTACTCGCTCATCTTTGTCGACAACCTGGCCTCTCCCTCCCGCACCATCCTCAACGTGCACCGCGAGAACGTGGTGCCGGAACTCGGCCTCATCCTGAACAACCCGCTCGACCTCACCGGCAAGTCTATCGACTACCGCCAGTTCCCCGCCTATTTCCTCTATGCTTCCCTCGGCGCCGACACCGTGGGTCTCATTGAGTCTGTGGCTCCGCTGACTATCTACAAGCGCCACTCCTGGGCCTCCTGGGACGAGTTCGAGCAGATCTTCGGCCTCCCCATCCGCATCGCCCGCACGGCTATCAACACCAAGGAGCACAAGGATGATATCCAGACCTGGCTCGAGACGATGGGCACCGCCGCCTATGCCATCCTCGACAAGCAGACCGATATCGAGATTAAGGAGTCCAACCGCTCCGACGCCTACCATATCTACCTCGAGAAGGTCAACGCCGCCAACCGCGAGATATCTAAGCGCATCCTCGGCCAGACTATGACTATGGAGGACGGCTCCTCGCTCTCCCAGGCTCAGGTCCACGAAAAGGTGCTCAAGGAGGTCCACGCCTCCGACCTCACCGAACTCACCGACTGGGTGAACGATACCCTCTTCCCTGTCCTCCGCCTCCACGGCTTCGACATCCCCGAGGGTTGTGTTTTCGCAGCTCAGGACCGCGAGGTGATATCCCCAAAGGAGAAAATAGCCATCGACCAGGCACTGCTCAACGCCGGCTACAACCTCGACCCTGCCTATATCGAAAATTTCTACGGCACACCCCTCGATAAGGACAACCCACGGCGCGAAAACCTCCTCGGCTACCACAATGCCGAAGTTTCCGATTTTTTCGCGTAAGCCGAGGCACCGCCTCGGCACCCATTGACTACGCCCTCCATTTCCTTTATGCTGAATGGGAACAGCGTCAACTGTCGGCACCCGACGGCACGTCGGCTCAGCTCTCGCTCGACGACTCGGCACTGAAACGCATATCCAAGGCTTTCGACCGCGCCTCGGCAGCTGTCCACACCCGCGGATCCTACGACCCCTCTATGCTCTCCGACCCCGACATCTCGCCTCTCGTCTCCGAGATCGCCTCGGCTCTCGGCCACGCTGCCGGCAGCACCGTCTCCAGCGCCGATATGCCGGCGGCTATGCGCGCCAAACTCGAGCGCAGCACCTTCATCTTCTCCGGCTTCAAGACCCACGCCGAACTGTCGGCGGTCTCGCGCCTCCTCTCCAAGGATGGCGTCAAGACACCCTTCGACACCTTTATGCGCGAGGTCAAGGCTATCAATCAGGACTACAATGTCAACTATCTCCGCGCTGAGTATAATTTCGCGGTCCACTCCTCACGTTCTGCAGCTCTCTGGGAGCGCTTCTCGAAGGACGCCGACCGCTACTATCTCCAGTACCGCACCGCAGGCGACGAGCGCGTCCGCGAGGACCACCGCCCGCTCCACGATATCACCCTGCCGTTCGACGACCCCTTCTGGGCTGAATATTTCCCGCCCAACGGCTGGAACTGCCGCTGCACGGCCGTCCGCGTCCGCCGCTCCAAATACACCCCCTCCGACCACGACAGGGCTATGGCTGCAGGCGAACGCGCCACCACATCCCTCGATAAGCACGGCAACAACCGCGCCGCCATCTTCCGCTTCAACCCCGGCGCCCAGGAGACACTCTTCCCGCCTCGCCACCCCTACTACAAGGTTCCACAGGCCGACAAGGAAACCATCACCGCCACTGTCGACACCCTGGCAACCAACATGTCATTTACCATCCAGCGCGAGATGGCAAAGCTCTCAAGCGTCTGCAGGTTGTCAAAAGAGTTGTCCCAGATCAACAACCTCTCTTCCTCAAAACTTTTGCCTTGTAAGAAGTCCTTTGAACGGCTCCTCGACCACTGCCGTGACACCGAAGAACTCAATGCTGCTATCTACGCCTGGTGCCATCCGGAAAAGTTGTCTCTTGTCCGCCAGGAGGTTCTTGGAGAAGGAAAAGATATGACCAATCCGAAGAATATTAAGAATATTGAAAGAAAAAAGAAACGTGGAATCATAGGCTATAATGTTTACACTATAATCATCGGACAGATTGTCTGGCAGGTCAAATTAGAGCAACACCGCAATGATTTCGAGCAGTTCTACCACATTATAAAAAAATAAAACCTGCCATTGCTTCGGCGTCAGAACCGCCCTTGAAGACAACAACAGATTTCGGCTGCAAAAATACAACTATTTTTTAAACTGACAAAAAAAACTTGAAAATTTTTTAAAAACTATCAACTCCTGTCAAGCGTAGGCCGTGGCACCGCCACGGCTAACCCATCAAACCCAAGCGTAGGCCGTGGCACCGCCACGGCTAACCCATCAAACCCAAGCGTAGGCCGTGGCACCGCCACGGCTAACCCATCAAACCCATTAAACCCATTAGCCCCATTATGCCCAAACAAACCCACAACGACCTCATCCGCGACATCCTCTCCGACCTCGCCGTCGAACTCGAGGATGAGTTCAAGCGCAATTTCGAGCGCAAGGCTTTCTTTGATAAAAAGTGGAAGCCCTCGCCACACGGCCTCATCGACTCCGGCGACCTCCGCGAGAGCATCACCGGCACCGCCCACTCCGACTGCGTCGAGATATCCTCCGACGCACCCTATGCGGCTATCCATAACGAGGGCGGACGCATACAGGTCACCGCCCGTATGAAGGCCTGGGCCTGGCATAAGTACAAGGAGACGCACAAGTCCGTCTATGAGGCTATCGGCAAGATGCGCGTCGGCTCTTACATCGAGATACCACAGCGCCAGTTCATCGGCGACCACCCGGCGGTGGACCGCGCGGTCGAGGAGATCATCACCGAGAACGTGGACCGCTACCTCGACTCCCTCCTGGACCAATGACAAAGGGGCGACCGTGTTCGGTCGCCCCTCCTGTTTCTGCCATAATTGCACCCCTCTCTATCCGCAGTGCGCATAGATCAGCGCCGCAAATATCGCTATACCGCAGACTATCTCTATCAGCCCGTCATACCAGCGGCTCTCTTCGTTTTCCGGATCCATCTTTTTCTCCATCTTAAAACAGTTTGCCCTGCCTCGGGTCTTTCCATTTGCCGTGTTTCTTCTCCTCGGCCTCCAGCTCCGCCTCCAGGTTGGGCGTGTTTATGATTTTCATATACTGCTGGTAGCTGATATGGTACACCGGGTAGATATACTTCCGCCACACCCCTTTGTAGGTGGTGACGTCCGGGTCGTAGTGCTCCCCAGTCTCTTCTACAATGGCCTTGTAGTGTCGCAGGATGTTCACGCGGTTGTATGCCATATCCTCATTTCTGCAGTTGTTGGTTTATCGTCAGGTTCGCTCTCATCAGGGCCACATACTCCTGTCTCTGCCGGTCAATCTCCGCCAGGATCCAGTAGCCCAGCCCAAGCTCGTAAGACTGGAAGCCGTGCACCAGGTCGCCCATAACCTTGAACAGGGCCAGGCTCTCCACCTCCCCAAGCGTCAAGGTGTTCCCCTTCCTCTTCAGCGTCGGCACTTTCGCGGCTATGCGCGTCTGCAGCTTCCACAGGGCATCTCGGTACTGCACCTCCGGGAACGTGGTACCAGCGAGGGCATTGCAACA